TTATCAAGCTCAAATTTGATACCTGTATCTAATACATCAGGAGCAATTGCATCCTCAGGCTTAGCTGTAGAGTACTTAGGTTCTTGCATCTTAGCTTCAGCAATCATACCTCTATTCTTGAGAATATTTACAGTATCATCGTAGCTATTAACCTTAGAGATAAGGTTAGGTAGTTGCATACTAGCATCTCTAACAAATTGGGATTTCGCGAAGCTACCTTCGGCGACAGCGTTGTATTTCTCTTGTAATGTTTTCATTGTCTGTAGTCTACCATTTTAGTGCTAGAAGGTCTGTTTGGTCGTTGTGTCTTCTTGAAACCCATTTTAGCCATAAACTTAGTGGCTAAGTTATCGCGATCGTCTTTTGAAAAAGCATTAGGAGTTTGATATGCTCCTACTGCACCAGTAGTGTTCATTTCTGAGAGTTGTTCTCTAACATACTCTCTTAATAGTTCTGCTACTTCACTTCTTTTCATAAGGTATTAAGCTCGTTAACTAAGTCGTAATACTGTAGTAGGTTTACGATGTGGGTATCGTTAATACGAGTTTGTTTTGAAAGGGGCTTGATAGTCTTAGCAACCTCGTCTAGTTTAATTCTAGCGATATCGTTACTAACCTTAGTCTTCATCTTCTCGACAGCAAGGCCAATTTTTTCAAGCTCCTCGTTAATCATTGTTCTAAGTTTTACTTGAGATTCGGAAGCAGTAATAAACTCTCTTAAGATAGCTTTCTGTTCTGGAAGTAGGTTGGCATATTCACCGTTAAACTTCTCAAGTAAAATCTTGTATGTAAGCATTCTAAGATCCTTATCATACTTTGCATATTCTTCAACTAAAGCATCTTTAACGTCCTCTTCGTTTTGCTTAGATTCAGTTAAATGCTCTAATACAGTCATTTTATTATCCACTAAAGTCTGTGGATCGGCTAAGTCAGCATTCTGTGCTTCCATTAAGCAATATAGGGCAGCTAGAGCTTTATAGTCTCTTACCTTCATTGAGAAGAACTCATCGAGGTCGTAGCTGTTTTTAATCTCAGCGATAAGATCGTACTTCTGCTTCTTGATTGTCTCTCTTTCTAACTTACGAGAAATTTCGATAATAGTGGAAACGATAGTCTCTCCTTTGGATTGACTTACTCCTTTATTCTTAAGGATGTATTCGTACAATTTAAATTCACGGACTAAGGAAGTCTTACCGGTGTAAAACTTCTTCATGATCTTAACGGCCGGCGAGTCTTTACGGGACAGAGTATCGGCAGCGATCTGCTTTACCAGCAGCTCAAAGATCAATCCAGTGTTTTTGTACTTCGAATGCTTTATTTTCATGAGTATGCTATTCTACTAATATAAATATATGTTACTGCCCTAAATCTTTAATATTGCTTTCATCAAGCAAACTTGATTGCGGTTCTTCTTTTTTCTCAAAGATTAAGCTCTTCTTAGGTTTGAAGATATCTTGGTTTTGGTAGAACACTGATTTAGTTATAACACTGCTAGCTTGTGTGTCTTCAGTTACATTAATAGTAGAATCTTCCTCATTATCGTAGCCACCATGCATATCATGTTGACCTAGAGCATCTCTACCAAATGGGCTATTTTGAGTTCCATAAGTAGAAGCATGGATTTGAGGTCTTCCTTCGGGATTCCCTTCATCATATCCTACAGGCATCTTAGGAGTATCCATTCCTCTTCTACCGTACATAGAAGCAAGGTCGTGAGGTGTACCGTAAGTAACTCCAGATTTAGCTGGGTCATTACCTTCGTTTTCAATCTGAGCAACTCTAAAGGCTCTCTTACTATCTTCTCTAATTAGATCTCTCTGTTCGTTGTACTGATCTTCTGATAAGTTAAAGATACTTTCGTAGATATAGTCTGTAGAGAACATCTTGCTTTCTACCATCTGAGAGGCTAGATCAATCTTTTCTTTCATAAGAGCAATTTTCTCTTGCTCATAAATGATAGAAGGAGTAGTTAGTTTAAGCTCAAAATTAGTTAAACTTTCATTCTTATAGCCTTGAGTATAAAGGTGTACTAAAGCGATCTTAGTTAACTCTGATTCAAGTATGCGTTGGATGCGTTCTACTGTTCTAGCAAAACGAATGTCTTCCGCAGCCAATGTCGCTTTACCTTGCAAATCTCCTTCATACCCGAAGTATGCTTTAGGTACTTTAAGTGCGGCAAACATTTTGTCTCTAAGGTATTCCACGTCATTTGTACCGTCGTACTCTAGACCTTTTGTAGTATCGATACGAGTAGTAGCATCTCCACCTCTAACAGGGATGTAGAAATCCTCCATCATGTTCTGCATATTAAAACGCAGATTGTATTGACCTGTTTGAGGATCAACGTAAGGAGTCTTTTTCATACCGTTGATAGTCTTTTGCATGAACTGCTCAACTTCGGCTGGTGGGATCTGACCTACGTTAACATAGAATACTCTCTTCTCAGGAGCTCTCATGATACGGTGAATTAACATCGCATCTTCCATCAGAGTTAACTGCTTGAAGATCTTTCTAGCAGGCTCAATATAAGAACGTCCGTAAGGTAGGTAGTTAGTATCTGATAATAAACGGAAATGCGCTACCTCGTAGTTATCCAATAGTATTACTTTGTCCTTATGTCTAGGGATATAGTTTGGATCGGTAGAGGAGGCAATTCCGTCTGGGTCAATAGTAAATTGTACTTTAGCAGGATTGTCTGGATCCTGGCTTTCATGACGTACCATACTGTACACAGTATAAGGTAGTACGTTGTATACACCGAACTTCTCAGCAATCTCTAGCTTCAAAAAGAAGTCACCGTACTTAACCATATTACGAGTCCAAGACCAGAGGTTAAACTCGATGTTAAGGACGTCGTAAAATAAGTTAGTTAGAATCTTTTTAATATTCTCATCTGATGTCTTAATGGTAAGAATATCTCCTACATCGTTTTTAAGACATGCTTCGTCGGCTAGAATATCTAATGCAGAAGCGATAATTGGATCTGTATCCATTGCTTCATAATCCGAATATAATTGAATTCTTAACGTCTGATAGTTAAGGTTCGGATTGAAGATATTCTTATTATTGTAGATGTATAAACGAGAGAAGCGATCTACCAATGAGTTTGTCTCATAGCGACCGGTGCTCTGAATATGGTTAACATCGGCGATTTTCAGCTGATTGCCGCCCACGTTACGAATTACTACGTCGGTAGAGAAAAGTCTCTGTAATCTACCAAATAAAGAAGTATCAGCCATTTAAGGAGAGTTTAATTATAAATAGTACTACTACAGTAACCAAGATATATCCTCTTGGCCATGTGGAGTATCTATAGTATACGGATTATTTTGCATATTTCCAACTGAATACGCGGCTCCTTGTCTTTGATTTAGGTTTCCCATGGCAGATAAGGATGCTCTTGATAGATCTATTCCTTGCTGTCTTAATCTTAATGCTGTATCTCTGACGTATAGTCCGGTAGCAAAGGCCATTACTAAGTCATCATTATAGCTAGTCTGTGCTTGTGCTTTACCGTTCTTCCATACAAATACTCTCATCTCTTTTAAGAGTCTCTGAGATTTAATGGTTACAGATCTTTCTCTTACGTAGTCCATCATCTTAGCAATAACTAAAGGACGAGTGCGCATAGACATTGTAAAGCCAGGAACTAAGTTTCCTCGTTCCATCTTATTCATATAAGTCTCTACAGTATCCTGTTCTGATCTTGATGAGTAGTAGAGGTTAGCGTACTCTCTTTCAATAATCTGTTCAATCGTAGACCATCCGATGTTAGCATTTTCTACTACTAGCATTGCATTGTTATACTCAGTTGCTACTCCTACTAACATGTTACCAAATTCCTTAGGAGGTACTTTGCTTTTAAATTCTGCTACTTGAGTGGCTGCTTCAACATCAAATATGTGAAAGGTAGAATAGTCTTGTCCGTCCCCTCTGGCAACGTCAGCTACAACCATATATGATTTCATATAGTCTGGGTATTCCCATATCCAGTAATCGCCCGATACTCCTCTTTTTTCTAGAGGGTCTTGCTGTGCTGTAGTTTCATAGAAGATTAGATCTTCTGGTTCGAATACTGTATCACCGGATGATAAGAAGTCACAGTCACATTCCTGTGCTGCCATTCTGGGTCCTAGGTCATTGTCTTGTTGATCTCTCCAGGATTGACTTCTTTCAGGGTGTACGGTCCAAGGTAACTTAATAGGTACAAAGGAGTTTTCACCTGTTTCTGCTTTTTCCCAAGTCTGGTGGAACCAGTTACCAATCCCGTTAGGAGTTGATAGAGCCATACATTGACCACCGGTTGCAAGGGTCTGTTGAGCGGCTGCAAACGTTTCATCAATATTATCAATGAACGCAGCCTCATCAATTAAGAGTAGAGATACAGCTTCTGAACGAGCAGCATCTGAGTTAGATGATTTAGCTGCTATTCTAGAACCGTTAGTAAGTCTTAGTGAGAGTTTATTCTTCTCTACTGCTTTTAATTTTAACCAGCTAGGAAGCTGATCGTACATAAACTGTACCTTAGTTACAAGGTTACGTGCAGTAGATTGTGTGGTTGCAAGAGCTAGTACGTTTTTGTCTTTATGAAAGAGCATCAGCCATAGTGAATAGCCTGCTGCTAAAGTTGAGATACCTAACTGTCTTGATTTAAGAGTAATAAGGTACTGATGATCTCTGAATAAGTAAAGTACTTTGTCCTGGAATGGGTAAAGGTTGAATAGTATACGTCCTCTTTGAGGGTGCTGAATATAACAGTACTTACGCATAAAATATGCCGGGTCTTTGGCACATTTAGCGTATTCTTGTATTACTATCTGCTTAACATTCTGCTGTTCACTCATAATAGTAGAAGAAGTACCGTTGCTAGAGCTCCTCCAGATGCACCGAAGGTAAGTCCGGTCCAGAATTTAGCTTTCTTTTCTTTACCCAGTACTGTTATTTCTTTATCTCTAATGGCAATCTGACTTTCTTTTTCAATAAAGATATCGTCATAAGTGACTAGTCTCTGCTGTAGGTTAGCAATTTGAGCTTTATTAGTCTCTACAAGCTTCTTATAGTCTTCAATGCTCTTTTCTAAGCTAATCTTTTCTTCTTTACAGAAGTCACCAGCTTCTAGGTCGGCAATAATCTGCCTAACCATATGATCAGGAAAACAAACTAAAGTGTCTCCGTTAACGATTGTAACGCTTTGCGAAGTAGCCGGGAAGGCTATCAACAGAAAGCCTGCTAAGCTCAGCAATTTTTTTATTGTATGCATCTCTTTCTCTTTTACGTTTTGCTTCCTCGATATCTAAAGCGTTCTCAATAGAGTCAGCCTGTGCTTGTAGTAAGCCGGCTGCAAAAGCTAATGAGTCAATACGTTTTACTAATTGTAGTTCTCTAGCCTGGCTAGCTTCTTTCTGGTCTTTTAATTCCTGTAGGTAAGCTGCCTTATACGGGTTGTGTAGTCCCGTAGCATACATTGCTGCAATTACGATTGCAATGAGGGCGATTAAGTACGGTAGTTTATTCATAACTTTTATATAAATATATAATGTTTAAATTTCTGTAACCGTTGATGCTGCTTTAGCAGTTGGGTAAATTCCAAACCTACAGTTTAATAACCCAGCTGAATTTCTTCCTTTTCTGTAGCTTACATACAAGATAGGTTCGTAGCCTCCTGTTGGGAGTTCTGGGTTTAATAATGTGTGGTTACTTTCTACTAAATAACTGTTGTCGGGTTGTTTAACAAATTTAACGTTTCCTTGGTATACTACCTGGCAGTTATTAATATTAAAATTTTCCGTGCTCTGTTCTAGCCCGTAAATAGCTTTTAATTTAATCTCTTCTCCTTTTAATGCTCTTTTAAAACTCTGTTTAGGTTCTAATGATCCGTTAGTAAGTTTACTAACATCTTCAATAAAAGCTTTAATTTCAGGTTCTTCCATTAATCCGGTAAATCCTCCGTACTGTTGAAAGTCAGTTGGCTTAGAACCGTCTTTATGTGAGATAAAGATCACAGGTCCTTTTTCCGTATCTAATGTAAAATCAGCCTTAGGAGTTCCGGGTACTGTTGAAGCTTTAACAATACCTTTATAGACATTTCCATTTGGAGATAACTTTAGATCGATAGCTCCTAACTCCTGTAAGGCGCTATTAATACCTGCTAATGCTAAATCCTCTTTTGTAGTTCCTGATCCTTGCCCTTTTCCACCAAATTCAGGTGCTTTAAGTAAGTCCCCAATAGTGACAGAGTTTCCGTTTTCATCTTCAAAAAAAGGAAAACTGTTTATTCTTGGAGCTCCTATTTGAGCAATTCCATCAATATCTTGATTTGCAAATAAAGTAGCATACTCGTCGTTAACAAAAGAGAGTACGTATTCTTTATCGTTCATTCCAAGAAAAGACTCTCCTTTTTCGATTTTATCGTGTAAAACTTTTAAACGGGGTCCGCCATATTTTTTTAAATCTCCGAAAGACAGTTGCTTAAACGCTGCCTCGTATAACTCTTCTCCTAAAAATTCTCTAAGTATTTGAATATCTTCTAAAGAATTAATGTCAGGGTACCCTTTAGCGGTTCTCCATGACCATTCTGTGATTATTTTATCTATCAAGTTCATTATACTCCTGCAAATACATCTTCTTCACCTGTTGGTGTTTCTTCAGCTCCTGCTTCAGTACCGGCTTCAGCTCCAGCTTCAGCTCCTGCGGCGCCTCCTTCTTCTCCAGGAAACTCTCCGCCACCGCCTTCTACTCCCCCGAAGATATCTTCACCGCTAACGGCATCCATTCCACTTTGAATTGGGCCGGAAGCAAGCATGTCTGTAATCTTATCCAGGCATTGCTGATATTCGGCTAGATTCTGTAGGAAATACCTTTTACCTTCTACTGTAGCTTCAAAGCCTTTGCCCATCCACTTTAGTAGTATGTCTTGTCCATTCTTAAACTCTACTTTAAATGTAGATGGTTTAGGAGACATCCAACCTACCTTCTCAACAAACTCCTCAAATTCAGGAGTCATTAAATGAACTAACGTCTTCTTAAGAGTAGGAAACTTAGCTAAGATATCTGCAGTAGCATCAGGAGCTTCTTCTTCACCTTCTACCTCTCCTGCATCAGGAAATTCCGTCTCAGGTGTTTCTTCTTCAGCTGGTACTTCTTCCTCGTCGCCTTCAGCTTCTGTTAGGTGTCCAGCATAACCTTTAACTACGTTTCTAGGATTAGCGATATCTAGAGTTTTATTTAAGAAGTTAATTCGTTTTTGAAGTACTCCTTTCATAAGTTCTAGAGTCTCTAGATCAAATTCATCTTCAACAGCATCTAGGAACTCTTGAGTCTCTAGTTCGTTAAGCAGAGTTTTAAGTTGAGCTTCACTCATCTTGCAAGCTTTCTCGTACATAGCTTGTGCTGGAGTAGAGATCATTCCCTGCTCGGCTAAAAGCTCGTAGTAAGCTTCTTCAATAATATTTTTTAGATCTTGAATCTTCATTACTTCTTATTGCTGCAATGCTTAGGACTACTTTTTGAAATGTAAGGCTTCTTACACTCTTGAGAGCTTTCGTGAACTCTGCCGCATCTACCGCAGCAGGTAGCACCTTCGTATAAGGCTTCTGGCTCTTCTTCGGAAGGAGCTTCAGTAGAATCTAAATATTCTTCACCTTCT